ACCTTCGAGCGCCAGGAGAACGTGCGCGTCCGGGCCTCGGCCAAGGCGACAGGATCGCCTTCCTCGTCGGCGGAAGGGGGATAGGCATCGACCTCGTCGAGAAACAGGTAGCGCGCCGGCATCGAGCGCAGGCCGACCGCGCTGTTGGCGCCGGTGATGACCAGAAGCCCCGCCGGGAACTCCTTCGACAGAACCGTGTTGCCGGCGTCGCGCGAGCGCTGCGGCTTGACGCGCTCGCGCAGCACCGGGCTTTCCGCAATGAGCGGATCGATGCGTTGGCGCGAGAAGCGCTTCGCCAGTTCCACCGTCGGCTGGACCGCGAGCATGGGTCCCGGCGCATGGTGGATGACGTAGCCGATCCAGTTGTTGCCGGCCTCGGTCGCCCCGACCTGAGCCGCCTTCATGAACACGACGCGCCGTACCGGATGCGCCGGCGACATCGCATCCATGATCGCGCGCATGTAGGGCGTGCGATCCGTGCGGTAGCGCCCAGGCTCGGCAGAGGCGCGTGGGCTCAACACCCGATGGCGGTCCGCCCATTCGGAAACCGTGAGCGACGGATCGGGCAAGAGCCCGTCGCGCCAGGCTTGGCTGAGGTCCTCCGCGCCATCGAAGGCGAACACGTCATCGGAACTCGGGCCGGATATCGGCGAGTTCGGCAAGGTGAGCGCGGACATGCCCCTCTACAATCTTCTGCACGGCATGGGCCTCCACGCCGAGTTCGGCCGCGATCAGGGCTGCGATCCGCGCCGGCCAGTTGAGCCAGGAATCCCGCTCTTCGCGCGCAAGCCGGAACACGAGCGCTGTCGAGCGGGCGCGGTCGACAAGCTCGCCCTTCATGCGCTGCAAGCGCAGCCGCGCGAGATGAGCCTTGGCGATTTCGTGCGCGGTGCGCGCCTGAACGAAGGTGACACTGCCGCCCGCGGGCAGACCCTGCTCCTTCAGCGTCTCGCGCACGGAGCCAAGCGCCGCCTCGCCGACGGGGCGCAGCTTCTCTGCGGTAGCCTTCGGCTTCGATTTCGCGCGACCTGGATCTGTCGAGCGCTCCCAGGACGCGTCTGCCTTCACGGGATCGATCGTGCCGTCCGGCTCGACGGGGACGCGCCCCTGCTTGATCGCGCGCAGCACCGCAACATGGCTCACGCCGCGCCTTCGGGCATAAGCGCGGATTGATAATCCCATGATCGTCCTGGCGCCAAGTAAAGCAATCAAATGGCGCGATTATCTGCTTGGCTCCGGGCCAAAGCAGCGCGTTTATGGCGTCATCACGGAACGGAGACAGCCATGACCGAGACCGCCAAACTGGCCAGCAACAACGAAGCCTGGGGCTTCTGGGGCACCACCCGCCACCATGCCGATCCTGCCGAAGCTTGGCCGATCGCCATGCAAGCAGTCGGCGAAGCGACGGGATGCTCGGACGCCGGTGTTCGCGATTTCCTCGACAGCCGCCATGGCCGGCACTTCGCCGACGACGTGGCCAACGGCCTGTTCAAGGGATTGCCCCTGCCGCAAGCAATCGAAGCCGCAGTCGACCGCTGGATGGCCTGGACGATCAACCGGCGCACCGCGCGCGAGACCGGCATCCCGCGCGGACTGCCCTACTTGGTCGGCTTCGTCACCGACTGCGAGATCATGGCCGAAGCGGCCGCGTAACGATCGAAAGGAGCATCGTCATGGAAGACTGGACCGGCCTCACGCCTAAGGAGATTCGCGCCCGCGTCGCCGCGGCGCGAGAGCCGGCGCTCCGAAAATTCCTCGCGAACTGCGGCGCCACGGTCTTGCCCGGCGAAACGCTCGAACAGGCGGTGCGACGCGTGCAGCTGCTGATTTTCGGCGTGATCCGCCACGCAGCCGAAACCGCGCTGCCGGACGAGACCTTCGAGAAATCCATGAACCGCGTGCTGTCGCGCCGGAACTGATTGGCTTTCGCGCTCCGAGGCTCCGCCCCGCTCCGATGCGGGGCTCGGGGTCGTAGAAGGGTCGCGATGGTCGCGCCCGACTACCAGGGAGCCAACACCATGGCACAGCTTTCCGATTCTCAACTCGTTGTCCTGACGGCCGCTTGCCAGCGGCCGGACCGATCGGTCTATCCCCTCACCGGCAAACTTCCCGGCGGTGCCGCCGCCAAGGTCCTCGGCAGCCTTCTCAACAAGGGTCTGATCAAGGAAGTGCAGGCCAAGCGCGAGGACACTGTTTGGCGCGAGGACAAGAAGCGTGGCCGCTTGACCTTGCGTGCGGCGCCAGCCGCATTCGAGGCCCTTGGCATCGAACAGGACAAGGCTCCTGCCGGTACCGAGGGCGACGCCGACGCAGCCGCGGAAGCCGATACAGGCTCGCGCCGGAAGCAAAAGGCCGGCAAATCGAACGAGAAGCCGCGTGGCACGCGCGCCAATAGCAAGCAGGCGCAACTCATCGAAATGCTCAAGAGTGCCAAAGGCGCCACCATCGAGGAGATCGTGAAGAAATTCGATTGGCAGGCGCACACCGTGCGCGGCGCCATCGCCGGCGCGCTCAAGAAGAAGCTCGGGCTGGACGTGCAGTCGGAGAAGGTCGAAGGGCGCGGCCGCGTCTACCGCATCGCGGCCTGATTTGAAGACGACCCAGCGCCGCCGGTTTCAAACCCGGCGGCGCTTTGCCGTTCATGCGGTCAACCTCTCGCCCTTTAGCACATCGAAGGTGCGCCCATCATCAAGTGTCGCCGCGCGTCCGGCATGGCGCTGCCAGCGCTCGATGATGACATCGCAGTAGCGCGGATCGATTTCGATCGCGAGGCAAACGCGGCCGACGGTTTCGGCAGCAATCAACGTCGAACCAGAGCCTGCGAACGGCTCATAAACCAGATCACCTTTCGCGCTGTTGTTGACCATTGGCCGGCGCATGCATTCGACCGGCTTCTGGGTGCCGTGCTCGGTGGCCTCGTCGTTCTCTCCGGTGGCGATGGTCCATAGCGTGGTTTGATCGCGCGCGCCCTGCCAGTGGCCGGTCGCTCCCTTTCGCACCGCGTAGAAGCACGGTTCATGCTGCCAGTGATAATCGCCCCGGCCAAGCACAAGGCGTGGCTTCGCCCATACGATCTGAGCCCTGATCAGGAAGCCGCACGCATCGAGACTCTCCGCGACAGTCCGCGCGTGGATGCCGGAGTGCCAGACATAGGCGACTTCGCCGGAAAATAGGCTCCAAGCGTCGCGCCAATCGGCGCGGTCATCGTTGCTGACCTTGCCCGTGCGCACTGTTGTCGAAACTCCGGATTCGTTGCGCCAATTCGGATCGTACTCGACGCCGTAGGGCGGGTCCGTCACCATCAGGTGTGGACGCGCGCCATCAAGCAGCCGCTCAACGTCGGTCGCGACCGTAGCGTCGCCACACAAGAGCCGATGCGGTCCAAGCAGCCAGAGATCGCCCGGGCGGGTCACCGCCTGGGCGGGCGGGTCAGGGACTTCGTCCTCTTCCTCGGATGCCCCGCCTTGATCGAGGCCATCGAGCAGGCGGTCCAGCTCGTCCTCGGCAAAGCCGAGTAGATCGAGATCGACGCCGTCTTCCTTGAGACGATCGAGCTCGGCAGCCAGCATCGCTTCGTCCCAGCCGGCGTTGAGCGCGATGCGATTGTCGGCGAGCCGAAAGGCGCGCGCCTGGGCGTCGGTGAGGTGCCCGAGCCGAATGACAGGAACCTGTTTTAGTCCGAGACGCTTCGCGGCGACGATCCGGCCGTGGCCGGCGATCAGCACGCCGCGGTCATCGACGAGACAGGGAACGTTGAAGCCGAATTCCGCGATCGATCCCGCGATCTGGGCGATCTGTTCGTCCGGGTGGGTCCGCGCATTGGCCGCGTAGGGCAGAAGTCGCTCGATCGGCCATAGCTCGACCTGCGGCGTGTCAGCCGGCGTCAGGGATTTCGATCCCGCGCTCGCGCGCGACCGCTTCGAAGAATCGGCCTTCGCCATCGAGAGTCACTGATTTGTCCGGGAAGAGTATTCGCCACCGCAGGATGGCGAGGTCGACGTATTCCGGGGCGAGCTCGATCGCCCTGACCTTTCGGCCGGTGCGCTCGCCCGCCACGATGCTGGTGCCAGCGCCGGAAAAGGGCTCATAGACGATTTCGCCGTCGCCGCTGTAGGCGCGCATCACGAAGTCCGGCAGCGCAACCGGGAACACCGCCGGGTGCTCGGTCTCAATCCCGCGCGCCTTGTGCCGCGTGATGCGGATAACGTTGTCCGGGATGCGCGTCTCCTGGACGCCCTGTCCGGCGTGATTCCATTCTCCGACGTGCCCGTCCTTGTGCCGAATGCCGCCGTGCGTGTCGTTGACGTGGCCGGCCCACTTGCAGGGCACGATTTTGTTCGGCTTGCGCGCCTTGCGATTGAAATGAAAGACGAACTCGAAGGCAGGCGCCAAGCGGCCATTCCAGTCCCCCGGCAGCCCCGGTCCCTGATCCCAGGCGTAGAGTCCGAACCGACGCCAACCTTGTTCGCGCATCCATTCGAGCCAGGTCTGCCAATAGGGCTGCCACTCGTTGTCGCGATGGATCAGACCGAGGTTGACCAGAACCTGCGCGCCTTCTGTGACCGGCAATTCCGCGAACACCCCGCGCATAAGCGCGTCCCAGTCGCCGACGCCACCGGTCGTGTAATCGCGCTGATTGTCATAGGGCGGCGAGGTGAAAACGAGCGCCGCGCGCTCGCCATTCATGACTCGCGCGATGGCCGAAGCATCTGTGCTGTCGCCACACAGCAGGCGGTGATTGCCAACCAGCCAGAGATCGCCAGTACGCGAGATCGGCTCGCGAGGCGGCGCGGGCATTTCGTCTGCCGCATCCTCGCCGGCACCCTCTGTGTTCTCCTCGTCGTCGAGCGGCGCCATGAGCGCATCGAGCTCTGTCTCCGGGAAACCGGTGAGCGCAAGGTCGAAGCCCTCGCCGTTGAGTGCATGCAGCTCGGCCGCAAGCAGTTCCTCGTTCCAGTTGGCATTGAGCGCGAGCTTGTTATCCGCGATCACATAGGCGCGCCGCTGTGCCGGCGTCAGATGGTCGAGGACCACCACCGGCACCGTGTCGAGACCGAGCTTGCGTGCCGCAAGCAGGCGGCCGTGGCCAGCGACGAGTCCGCCCTCCGCGTCGACCAGAATCGGATTGGTCCAGCCGAACTCGACAATCGAGGCTGCGATCTGCGCGACCTGGTCGTCGTCGTGGGTCCGGGCATTCCGCGCATAGGGAATCAGCCGGTCGAGCGGCCAATGCTCGACCGTGTCCGGCAGTCGCGGCGTCATGTGTTCGTGGGCCCAGCACCGCGGTGGGGTGGTAACTGGTTTCCGGGTTACCACCGCGTGAGGTTACCACCCCGCAGCGGGCAGAAACCCGCGCCGTTGGGCGCCTTTACGGCACACGAGGGCCAACGTCGGCGTGGTAACTGGTAACTCAGATTTTGCGGCTGTCTGTAGCGAGATTCCGGGCCATTGCCCCCCGCATAGGATCAGCGCCAGGAAGGACCCGCGATTGCCCTGCGAACGAACGTCTCGCGAGTCTGATGCGGAAACTAGCCATATCGCTTCGAATTGTCTGAGCGAAAAGTGTCTGGCAGACATCTTTCGCTCCACTACGCTGTCGCGCCAGCGATCGTCCGCTCGATGAACCGGCGCCTCGACACACCGTTCGGAATGCGATGGCCGTTGAGGCGCCAGGTAATGGCGCAGAGACCGTACAGCCAGTGCTCGTGCGCGGCAGCGCGCTGCAGGCCAACCTTCCAGCACACGGTCTTCCAGCGCTCACCAGACGCGCGCAGCCACATCACCTTGCGGTCGACCGGCTCCAGCCATTTGAGCCATTCCAGCGTTTCCTCCATTCGTCCGATGGCGTCCGCAGTTGGTCTGATGCGAGTAGCCCGCGGCGGCTCCTGACCCACGAGGTCGCTGAACTCGTAGAGCATCTTGG